GATATTTTTTTACTTTTTTATATTGCTTAAGAAGTCTGTCAATGTCAGACTTCGGCATTTCAATTTCTACATCAAATCCTTGACTCATTTTCTTTTTTTCTTCTCTGGTTGTTTGTATCCCCATAATTTGGGATTAGTTCGTCCATATCCAAAATCAATTTTTTGGACTGCTCCTGGACCATACTTATCATAATACATATCAAAAAGATTTACTCTTTTTGGTCCTCTTGTAAGATCAACATGTTCTTCGTCATCAACAATATACCAAATTAAATATGCATCATTTGGAAATGAAGAATCTTTTGCAGTTTCAACTGTTGTTTTTTCTAAAACAATTTCACATCCATATTCATGAGGCAGAACTTTATTAATTTTACTTTTATTTTCTGCCATTTTTTGTTTTCCTTCCATTAATGCACTCACGAACGACCACCCCATTGAATATCGGGATATGCCTCTTTTACATTCTCTAAAGTTATTTTATATTTAGTTTGAAGTTTTTTATCTTTTACAAGACAAAGAATTTCTGCTTCAAGGGGATGTAGTCCTTGGAGAATATTAATAAACATAGTTTCTCTACGAAGAGAACTTAGGTCATTGTTACCACCTTTCACAAAATTATAGAACATGTGATATTCTTTTCTAATTGAAGATTTTCCTTGGTCCATTGAACCTAAAGAATTAGTATCCAATTCCTGCATTTTAGATACTGCGTCTTCAATCTTTCCACTCAAAGTTCCACTATAGGAAGTTTGTTCTCCAGTACTGGCATAAGGAACTTCCCCTGTAGGAAGAAGGGAAATTATAGATTCGTCAAAATTCCAAATCAAAACAGTTTTTATAGAAGGATCTTCATATTTTTTCAATACTTCTACTTTTTTTGCATTTGATTTCTGTTTAGATGCCAAATTCAAAACTTCAAAAATAAATGGATTTGAAGGTAGAACTTCGATTGTATTCGTAGATTTTAGTTTTGTTGTAGTCATAATTTTTTTTAATGCAAGTCAGACTTATTATATCAGAATTTTTTTATTTATCAATCTTCATCAAAATCTTCATCATAGTATTCATCTTCAAAAAATCCCTCTTCAAAACGAACAGCTAATACTTCATCAGGAATTATATTTCCGTTACTATCAAGAAATTCAGGATGAATATTTTGAATTCCATAAATTCTTTCTACTTGATATTGTTTAAATATCCACCCGCCAATAAGACCAATGAAAAGGAACGTTACGCAAAATAAAATTGAAAAAGTCAAAATGATTGATAGTTCCATTTTTTTCTCCAGAGAGTTTATTTTTTCCTAATATCAAAGTGAAAATCAATAAAGAAATGAAACTCTCTACGAAAAAGAGAGATCATTTTACCAAACTTCTCTTGAAAAGTTTTTGGTTTTTCTGATCTTCTTCTCCTATTGCGTAATAATAGTTCAACACCCCGATTGATTTGGAGTTCATTTTTATTTAGTTTGCTTTTTTCTCCTTCCTGGCCTTTTGTCATGATTATATCTCCAAGCATCCTCAAGAATACCATACAAGTAATTTCTTATTTTTCTCGCTTGTGGTTTTGGAATATGACCATATCCTTCGCGAAGTTGTTTGTGAATTTCATCTGATCCGGCTTCAAGATAATCATCCAAATCCATTACAAGACTATTAATTTCATTTGCAGTAGAACTTTCAATAAACTGTTCGACCTCCACTCTTTTTGTTCCACGAACTTTTAGATAATCGTAAAACTTTAGAACAAATTGTCCATTGAATGCATAATCAATTGCTTTTTCTACATCGATATAAACTTCGTGAATGTTAGTATCCATTAAACTAATTTTTGCTCCTGTAGATATTGAACAGTATCTGAACAACCACCAATATGCTGATCGTTTACAATTACTTGAGGAAAGGTAGATCCTTCTCCAAATTCTGCATAAAATTCTTCACGAGTAAAGTCATTATTCAATTTGTAGACTACATGTTGAAGTTGTGCCAACTCTAGCACCTGTTGAACTTTTACACAGTATGGGCAACCATCCTTAGAATAAATTGTGAATTTCATAATTTTTTATAAAAGTTAAACTGAAATTTATTTAGCATTAACTGGAATTCCTTGCCCTTCGGGGAGTTTAATTTGTTTTGGTTCAAGTAAGTTGTCCATATAATCATCAAATTTTTCTGAACTCACAGTATGAACCGCAACAATTTCTGTCGTAGGAAGTACCTTTGGAATCTCGATATCCACAACTTGTCCCATCATAAATTTATTTCTTGTAATGGTGCGATTTTTTGGATCAAATGAAACCATCATCAGAGCATCAGACTCTTCACCACAATCGGCAATTTTTCTTCCAGTCTTGATTTCAATGACTGAAAAATAATCTTCACTGTTGTACTTTTTCATTCTTAGAAGTCTTTTGATTATTATAGGTCTTTACTGGTGGTCTGTAAAGTCCAGGCCAAGTATCACGAATTATTTCTGCAAGTTTATATGGTGTTTCTGACGTTATCATAAATCTTGTAATATTGATAGCACAAACAATAGAAATCCAAATGCTATGAATGAGAAGAGGATGAAAAACATTTTAGGTTTTCTACTAGGAGTTCTAGTTCTTTTTGCGATTTCTTGCCGACTGACGCATTTTTTCTATAGTTTCTGGAGAATACTTTCTACCTTCACAACCATTGGATTTTCCTTTTTTGGAAGCACTTATTTTATCTATAGTATCTTGAGTATGAAATTTACCTTTCATATGACTTGATTTGCCAACTTTAGCATCTCTCATTTTCTTTTTTGATTCTTCACTGTGTTTTTTTCCAACCCAATATTTATTTCCTTTATGTGTTTCTCCAATCTTATCTCTTGCTTCTTGAGATTGATTTCTTCCTTTATTTTTTTCTCCTATTTTTACCTTTACTTCTTCTGGTCTAGGTCTTCCTTTAAGAGCATTACTTCTCTTTAATTTTGTTTCTTCTGTTTGTATAACTCCAGAAGCACCATCACCACCATCGGTTCTATTATGAAGAATACCAGTTCCCAAATCTTTTCTACCAAATACATCAATCATATAAATTTCGTGCTTAAATGCCTCTTCTTCATTTAAGTTATTCTTAAGTATAACTATTCTATTTTTGTCCTTAGGGGGTCTTATATCGTTCTTTGATTTTTTATATGCTCGTTGCCCTTTACCCTTTCCTATGTAATAAGGAGTTTTGTCCTCACGCAAATATGCGTAGGTATAAAAAATACTATTCATACTACTCTAACGGTGACATTAATATTTATACAAAAAATGGAAGGTTTCCCTTCCATTTTACCTAATGTGTCACCGTTAGGCAACTATATTTATAGAGCATTTCCTCTCGGGAAAATTTCTTCCGGTAGATCCAGATTAAGATGTGGTTGATCTATTTGAACCATCCAAGAACGCATTCCTTCTGATAAAAGTTGGTTTTTCGTGTAGAAAGTTTCGTATGAAGGATCCTCAGCAGCACGAATCTCCTGACTCACAAAATCATATGCCCTGAAGTTTAAAGCAAGTCCAATCATACCAATAGATGCCATCCAAAGACCTGTGACTGGGACAAATAACATCAGGAAATGTAAGAATCGTTTATTAGAGAAAGCAATACCGAAAATCTGGGACCAGTAACGATTCGCAGTCACCATTGAATATGTTTCTTCTTCTTGTGTTGGGTCAAATGCTTTAAATGTATTTGCTTTATCTCCATCTTGATAAAGTGTATTCTCTACAGTAGCACCGTGAATAGCACATAACAAAGCACCGCCAAGAATTCCTGCTACACCCATCATATGAAACGGATTTAAGAGATAATTATGAAATCCTTGGATAAACAGCAAGAACCTGAAGATTGCTGCGACACCAAATGAAGGTGCGAAGAACCAACTGGATTGTCCCAGAGGATACATCAGGAACACACTCACGAAGACCGCAATTGGTCCAGAGAAAGCAATTGCATTATAAGGTCTGATGCCTACCAGTCGTGAAATCTCAAACTGGCGAAGCATGAATCCAATCAGGCTGAAAGCCCCGTGGAGCGCCACAAAAGTCCAGAGTCCCCCAAGTTGGAACCACCTGACGATATCCCCTTGAGACTCTGGACCCCAAAGTAAAAGAAGAGAATGACCCATAGAATCTGCAGGGGTGCTTAATGCCGCTGTGAGAAAATTACAACCTTCAAGATAAGAACTTGCTAAACCGTGTGTATAAAATGATGTTACAAATGTAGTACCAGTCAACCAACCTCCAAGAGCAAGATATGCTGTTGGAAATAAAAGTAATCCACTCCACCCAACAAACACAAATCTATCCCTTTTCAACCAATCGTCTAATAAATCAAACCAACCTTTTTGTTGATTTGGAATTGAAAGTGTAGAAGAAGTCATAACCTCCCATGTATTTCTCATATTTATCTTAACAGTTCTTAACAAAAGAGTCAATGAGTATTAGTGCTTATCCCCAATAAATTACCGAAAGAGTGAAGACGACAAACACAATGATTGTGAAACCCATCATACCTACCCCTGCCCAGATAATCCATGGTTCCATAGGGTGATGCTGATTATTATGAGACATTGGTTTTATGCTTTTTTAGATATTTAATATATTCCTCAAATAAACTTATATCATCATATGCCTGTCCTAATATCATATTACATCTCCTACAAAGTAATTGCCGAACTTTACCCGTCTCATGGTCGTGGTCTACACAAAGTTTTTTCCACTTACCATCACCAGATTTTTTACAAGTAGCACAAACTCCATTCTGCTCCTCATACATTTGCGTATGTTCGTCAAGAGTAATGCCATAAAGTCTTTTTAAGTCATTATTTTTTGTGCGTTCTGGATTTTCTTTATGTCTTGATTTCACTCGCACTTTATCACATTCTTTACAAGAAGAATGACGAACTCCTGTTTTTTTATTGCGAACATAAAACTCGGTAGAAAGTTTTTCCTCCCCACAAGTCATACAAGTTCTATACAAATCAGAGTATAGTTTAGTCATTCGTGTTTTCTTTCGTGCTTAAATATTTATAAAAAAGGAACTCCGAAGAGTTCCCCTTTATTATATCACCCGATGGTTGGTGCAGTCAACGCAACAGGAGTGTTGGTTGCAGCAGCAAGATCAAGTGGGAAGTTGTGAGCATTCCTTGTGTTTTAACCTTTGTCGCCAAAGGGAGCGGACTATATCATCACTCATAAGAGTGTCGGACGCTAGTGGCGTATTACGGATGAA